TTAAAGCCCTTGATCATGGATGAACCGATACCGGCAATGGCGCGCAAAATGCCCGGTAAACCGCCCTTGATGCCGTTGATCAGGCCCTGCAGCAGCATGGATCCAAATGATCTGAAGCGTTCACCAATCCCAGTCAGGATCGGCCATACAGCCATAAAGGCGCGAACTATCAGCCCTGCAGGAGAAAAACGCAGGAAGGCATTGATCGCAAACGCAATGAAGTTGGATACGCCTGCAGAAACACTCTTCCAGATCCCCGAGAACCATTGGGAGATGGTGCCCCAGTTTTTATAGATCAGGTAAACCCCGCCTGCGAGCAGGGCGACGGCTGCTACAATAGCCAGAACGATCCATGTGATCGGGTTGAACAGCATGGACAAACCCCATGCAGCGAAGGCTTTTGTGGCTCCCACAACACCGGCAATCACCGGCGTAAACATCGGGGCCGTCATAGCCAGTGCAAGACGCATCAAAGCGAACGGGCCAAGGACCGCTGCGATGATCATCGCCAGAGCACCAAACACCATGAGAGCGGCAGCAACTATTCCAACGACAGTGCCTACAGCTTTAACCACGCCGGGGTGTTTCTCTGCGAAAGCAGACATGCCTTTGGTGGCTTCGCTGACGCGCAGGGCTACGTCACGGATAATGGGGAGCAGCTGCATGCCTGCAGTAATGGCAACGCCCTTGATGCCTTCCTTGGCCTGATCCATGGCTCCTTTGGCACCCGACATGCGGTTGGCAAATTCGGCGGCCATTGAGCCCGAGGTTTTGCTGCTGTCGGATACGGCATCAAGGTTGGTCTTCAGCACGTCTAGCTGTGTCAGCATGGGGGCAATCGCCGCCACAGATTCAGAGCCAAACAGCTGGGTCAGGGTCGAGGCCTGCTGTTCCGCTGACAGATTGCTGATCCGCTCAAGAACATCGACTATGGTGCCGCTGGCATCGACCTGCATCGCCTTTGCGACATCTTCGGCATTCAAGCCGAGCGCCTTATAGGCCGTTGCCTGCGCCTTGGTAGCAGCCGACCCTTTTGTCAGGGCCAGCATGGTGTTCTTGATGCCTGTGGCAGCCACTTCCTCGGCAGTGCCCATAGCAACCGTGGTTGCGCCCAAGGCGGCGATCTCGGCAGCTGCAAGGCCAGCCACACCGCCGAGCGGACCAATGCGGGTAACAACGTCAGAGATCTGCATGGCCGTGGCGTTGCCGTTGTCGCCCAGATAGTTGATCTGGTCGGCAAGCCCCCGCACAGCGTCCTGGTTCATGCCAAAGGCCGTTCGCCAAGTGGCCATCTTCTGACCGGCGTCCTCGGCTGTGGTGCCGAAGGCCACACCCATCTGGCCTGCGTCCAGGGCGAAGCCTCTCAGCTCCTCACGCGGGATTTTGGCCTGACCGGCAGCGGCGACGATCTGGGCAATGCCCTCGGCGGGCAGGCCGAGATCCCGCGACAGGTTGAGCACATCGCGGTTCATCTGCTGGAATTGTTCAGGCGTGTCGAAGTCCACGACCTTTTTGACGTCCAGCATGGCGTCTTCGAAGTTTACGGCGAGGCCCCCTGAAGCGATCAGTGGGGCAGCGGCCACCATGCCGGCGCCCATCGAGGACATACCGGCACCCTGCATGGATCCGGCAAAGGCCTGTGTCTTGTCGTACTGGGTTCGAGCGGCCTTCAGGCGCGCTTGAGCCTGCGTGGCCTTATGTAACCTGTCAGTCTGCAGGGCGATCTGGAAATTGCCGTCGGCAATCTCAGCCTTTAGGCGTGCTTCATGGGTGGCAAGGTTTTTGGTCGAGATCCCCGCAGCATCCAGCTTGGTTTTGAGCTGGGTCAGCTGAGATGTCTGACTGGCTTCCTGTGCGGTCAGGCGTTCAACCTCCTTGCCCGCGCGGGCAAGAGAAGCTGTCATCCTTTTGGTCGGGGTATCCGCTGCCGCATGGGCGCGCGCCAGATCATCTGCCTTGACCTTGGCAGCCTGTAGGGCACCCGTGGTGTTGTTCAACTGGGTCGTCATGCCGCGATAGCTGGCGATATCGCGCTGGGCTGTTTCCAGTTCCTTGACCTTGGTTTTGGTCTGCTGAAGCACCTGATTGGCGGCCACGGCTTCGCGATTGGCGGCCCGAAGCGGGCGCGTCAGCTTGTCGACCGCATTGAGGATGACCCTCAGCTCGAGCTTCTTATCCATGGACCGTTCGGGTTCTTAGGGTTTTGGGGGAGCATTCATGGCGTTCCAGCGGTTCACAGCCTGATTGCGCCGGTGCATGAGTTCGGAAAGTTCGAAGGCGGACATGTCCGCCCACGACCAGTGAAAGATGATGGCAATATCTGCGAAGGCGTCGTCTACGCTTCGAGTCCAGCCTCCGCCTTTTGCTGCCTCGTCAGCAAAAAACCGACCACCTTGGTCGACAGCGCGGCGATATCCTCGCCATCCATGGTCATGAACTCGGGCGCATGGATCATAGGATCCGAGATGCGCGGGATGACCTTGGACATGGCGATAACGTTCATGTTGTAGAGATCGCCAAGGTTGATACCGGCCAGATCGCCGCCCATCGGTTTGCGCAGAGAGATCTTTTCGATCTCCTGTTCGCCACGCTTGAGCGGATTATCCAGCGTGACAGTCGCAAAGCGGCGGCGATCGGCGGCGGCATTGATGGCGTTGGCGGCGGCGGCAGGCAGTTCTTTGGCCATGGGGGTTCCCTAAAGCGAATGAGGCAGGAGATTGGGGTAGGGGCTGGCGATCAGCGCGTGATGCGGCGCAGTTCGGCCCAGCGATCGATGCCGCCGACGCGGAAAATCGAGGCGAGGAAATCAACTTCCAGCTCGATCACGCCGTTGATGGTTTCGCGGTAATAGGTGCAGGCCGTCTTGGCCTTGTATTCACCCATCGAGCCCACCTCGTCCGAGCCGGGATCGATTTCTTCATGACGGCCACGCATGGTGATCTGGACATCATCGTATCGGCCAGTGGCCTGATTTTCATAGGCCAAGGCGAAACGCAGGCCGACACCGTTGATGCGGGTTTCACCAAAGCGACGGGTGATGGCCGATATGGCCGAACCATAGGTGTGTTCGGCCTCGAGTTCCTGAAGCCCGAGGTCCAGTTTGATAGGACCGCCCAGACCACCACCACGCCAGCTTTCGGTGTTGAGGGCCAGTTTTGGGCGGGTCAGGGTTTTAGCGAGGCCAACAAAGCTGGCGCCTTCCTGAAAGACGTTCAGGTCTTTCAAAACCGATGGCAGGTTCATGATCCGGATTCCGGTGAAGTTGAAATGAGAAAGGGTGCGCGGATCAGCCCGCTTCGACCTGAGCGGCGAAGTCGGCGAAATATTCGTCGGTGATGACCTGCGTCAGGTGCAGGTGTTCCAGCGGCGGCACCGGGGTGTAGTCGTAGACAATCTTCAGCTGGCCATCTGCCAGACTGGTGGTGGTGTTATTGTCCGCCAAGCGGGCCTTGGCTCCGATGATGATACCGGCGTCGCGCAGCTCATCGAACTTGATGTTGATGGTCTCGATGAGGTCGATGGCCAGCGACGGATATAGAGGTTTGTCGATCGCCCAGAGCAGACCTTCAGCAATGGTATCGCGCAGGATCTGCGCGGTGCGCACAGCGCTTTCAAACGAGAACTTAGGCTCGTCCGAAAGTCCGCGGTTGCCCCAGAAGCGGAAGCCATCACGCTGGACCAGGACACAAACCCCCGCCGCATTCAGCAGTCCTGCGTCAGTGTTTTCATTTTGCAGATCCCAGCTGACGGCGACCGTCATGCCGGTGATCCCTTTGACGGGCACGTTGGACAAGGTTTTGTGCGGCCCGACAGACTGGTCCAGTGCGGCGCGAGCACCGGCTGCGACTGCCGTGGCATGGACGATTTGATCACCGATCAGCCAGTCGCCATAGATCGGACGCAACTCGCGACCCGACAGACCTGCGACCATGGTCAGGGCTTCATCAACCGTGGCGGACTTTGCGCACGACACATAGGCGATGGCATTCAGTTGTTCAGCCAGAACGCCGAGAGCGGCGGTGACGGGCAGGGTGTCCACTCCCGGTGCGATCAGGATACGCGGTCGCACATGGCAAATCTGTTCCGACTTTCTCAGGGCTTCGATACCCTTGATCACATTCAGGCCGGTCTCGAGTTCAATCTCCTCCGGACTCTCGCCGGTTCCTTCTTCGACACGCACGACAACGACGATGGTACGGACCTGATCGTCGATGGCTTTGAGAGCCTTGGCCAGCGTGCCGTCAGTGCCAGCCTTTGAAATGGCGTCGGGCAGATCCGTCAGACGCACAGGCGCATAGAGCGGGAACGCGGTGTCGTCGGCATCGGACGCGACAGCCACCAGACCGATAATGCTGGTGGCGACCGTGCGAAGGGTGCGAGGGCCTTCGACAACTTCAACGACAGTGATGCCGTGTTTGAGGGGCGTTTCAGCCATGATCAAATTCCTGCGGATTGGAGCTGGCCGACGAGGCCATGATTGTTCAGGGGAAAGGAGAGCGACACGCCGGGTTTGCGAGGCAGGTCGATACGCTGGAGATCCAGATTCAGTGTGGCTTGGCCTTCAGGCGACACGCCAAGTTCGATCCGGCGAAGGCGAACCCGTTTTTCCCAGCGGCTGATCGCAATGGCCGTGGCGGCATAGATCCGCAGGCGCAAAGTGCCATTCATGGGCTGGTCGATAAGGTCCGGCAGATCTGATCCGTAGTCACGTTTCATCACCGCTGTCCCTCGAGGCGTGGTCAGAAGGTG